GATCGAACCCCTCTTCGCTGTTGCCTACAAACGGCGCTACCTCAAAGGAAAAGAGTGGCACTACCAATACGTCGTTGACGGCGCAGCACAAGAGCTGATCAATGTCTACGGCGCGGACCCTGAGAAGATTGAGTCGGCGCTTGACCTCGCACCGTTCTTCGAGCGTCGTATCAAGTTCCAAGCGGATATTCAGGACTACGTGGACCAAGCTATCTCGTCTACTATCAACCTCCCCGCTGTTAACGAGTTCACTCTCTCTGACGCTTATGCTAACGGCTTCGCTAACATCCTTGCTAAGTACGCCCACAGACTCCGTGGCTTTACCTGCTATCCTGATGGCGCTCGCGGTGGGCAACCTCTTACTGCTGTTCCCTACAAGGAGGCGGTGAGCAAGGTGGGCGAGGTGTTTGTAGAAACTGCTGACATTTGCGCCATAACTGGAAAAGGCGGAACCTGTGGAGCCTAGTGTTAAAGAAGACCTCAAGGAGTTCTTTCGTATTCTCGACCTACGAGAGGAGTCCGACTCCGGGCGGATTTTTGCCCCGGTCAATATCTCTTGTGTGAGGGCGCACCTTGTTGGGCCCTTGGATGAAATCCTTGTTCGATTGAAGGAGTACGCTAATGGGGACTGAGCTTATCGTTGGTGGCGTGTTGGGGGCAATCCTCAACCGCTTCTCCGGCTTTACTAACATCTCGTGGCTTCCGGGCCGCAACGTCTATTACGCGGCGCTTACCCTGTTCGCCATCTCGTGGCTGTGGGTCGGCCCCTTGTGGGCTGCTATCATCTTCGTGTCGTTCGTAGCCTACAGGTTCCCGGGGTGGTACACCTCCCTCGACATGGGAACCTACGGCGACACCGTGATGCGGGATGTTATTGTGATGTGGCTTCGCGGGTTGTTCTTCATCCCCGTGTTCGCCTACGCCTACTTTGTAGGTGCAGAGCTGGCGCTTGCTAACCTCGTAGCAGCAACCTCCGGTGCGACGTTTGCGTACCTGCTTGGCAATCACGTTCTGTCCAAGTTTGTCAAGGACCCCTTCTGGTTCATTGAAGCAGCAGCGGGCGCATCGTTCGGTATCTTCCTGACTAAAACCCTCGTGGAGCTTTCCAATTGAACACTGCTAAATTCAACGCCTTGATGAAGGCTGCAAAGCCTGACATCACTTTCCGTATTCTTGTTGGCCCTGATCCTGAATATCCCCAGCACCGAAAGTCTGCTATGGTCGTCAAGAACGGAGAGCTGTGGTTCTCCATCGCTGGCGACGTCAGGGACTGGTCAAAGAAAAAGACAG